ATTCAATGGAGATCAGAAGTTCACAGGAATACGCAAACGCATTTGCAGAGTACATCAAGACAGGTAATGATGCAGAGTGCCGTTCATTACTTACATCAAACGCAACAAACGGAACAGTTGCAGTTCCAACAGTAGTTGAGGATATTGTTAAGCACGCATGGGATAAGGAAGGCATTATGTCTTTAGTTAAGAAGGCATACATTGCAGGCAATCTCAAGGTTGGATTTGAGAGAAGCAGTTCAGATGCAGCAATCCACACAGAAGGTTCAGCAGCAGTTGCAGAAGAAGAACTTGTACTTGGTACAGTTACACTTGTTCCACAGAGCATTAAGAAGTGGATTAGCATTTCTGATGAAGCAATGGATTTAAGAGGAGAAGCATTCCTTCAGTACATCTATGATGAACTTGCATACAGAATTGCAAAGAAGGCAGCAGACACAGTTGTTGCATCAATCGAGGCTTGCACATCATCAAGCACAGCAACATCTGTTGAGGTTCCAGAGGTTACAGCAGCAACAATTACAATTGGTGTTATCGCAGATGCACTTGGTAAGTTATCAGATGAAGCAGCAAACCCTGTTGTTATTATGAACAAGGCAACTTGGTCAGCATTCAAGGCTGTTCAGTATGCAAACAACTATTCGGTTGACCCATTTGAAGGACTTCCTGTTGTATTCAACAATTCACTTGATTCATTCAGTGCAGCTTCAACAGGTGACACATATGCAATCGTTGGTGACCTTGGTCACGGAGCAATGGCAAACCTTCCAAATGGTGAGGGAATCGAATTCAAGTTTGATGATATGACATCAATGACAAGTGACCTTGTAAGAGTTCTTGGCAGACAGTATATCGGAATTGGTATTGTTGCACCAAAGTCATTTGTTAAGATTAAGAAATAATGAGGTGACAGGATGAAAGTTATAGTAAAAAGACCATTCTTTGATGACAATGGACTTCATAAGGTTGATGAGATTGTTGATGTAAAGGTCTTTGATGAAAACTTGATGAATGTTATCGAAGAAAAAAAGCCTGCTAAAAAGGCAACAAAGAAAGATTAATTAATAAGCGCGGGCGGATGTAATATTCCGCCCCGTATTTTGAGGTATAGTTTAATGCTTGATAAGGTAAAAGCCGCTTTACAGTTAAGCGACAACACGTTTAATAATGAAATATTGTCAATGATCGAAGAGGCCAAAAAAGATATGACGTTCGCCGGAATCACCGAAAAAACAATTTCAGCGGCCGGAACTGATTATCCGTATGAACAAGCGATCGTTCTTTTTTGCGTATTCCGTTTTGAGTTGTTACATGGCAATCCAACCAGGGCGACAGAAATAGAACGCATTTATAAAGAGCAAAAACGTATGCTCGGAATGGCAACTAATTATACTAATTGGAGCGAATAATATGACGGGAAAAATCAAATTGATTACAAAATCATATTTGCCGGATCAGATCGGTCAGTTAATACCGACAGAGGAAGAAAAGACAATATTTTGTGACGTGTCAAGCGTAAGCGCAACAGAATTCGCAAACGCCGGTGCTATGGGGTTAAAACCGTCATATTTGATTAGAGTATGGACGGCAGAATATAACGGCGCGGATATCGTTGAATATAATTCAAAGCGTTATTCCGTTTATAGAACGTATGAAGCGCAAAACGGCCGAACCGAGTTATATATTCAAGAGGATGTTGGAGTATAGATATGGCAACAAAAACAGACGTTGACGGTATGAGCGCGGTGATACTTGAAGAAATGAATAAGTATAAAGACGTCACAATCGAAATGATGAAGGACGCGGTCAGAGCAACGGCAAATACGGCCGTTCAGAAATTAAAAGGATCAAACCCGTCTGGAGCCGGAAAATATAGACCTTGGACGGAATATTTAAACGGATGGACCGCAACCCAGGAAAACAAGAAAGGGAATGCGTTGTCGTTTAAAATGATTGTTCATAACGAAAAAAAATATCGTCTTGCGCATTTATTGGAGAATGGACACGCAATGGTGAACGGTGGTCGAGCGAGATCATTTCCGCACATAAAACCCGTTGAGGAAATGTGTGAAAAATTGCTATATCAAAACATTATGGAAAGGCTTGAAAAAGAAGAATGATTTTAACAGAATTATACAATTTATTATCGTCGATCGAAGGTTTTTCGAATAGAGTCACATATCATTCGTTTCCGGCGGGTAATTCGCCCGGATTGCCGTTTATATGTTATCTAGTGACGGGATCTGATAATTTTAAAGCCGATTCGCAAGTATATAAATCAATTATTGAGGTAGACATTGAACTATACACAGAAAAAAAAGATTTACAAAGCGAACGAAAGATCGAAAACGCTTTAAATAACGCCGGTATATCCTGGGACAAAACCGAGGAATATATCGACGATGAACATTGTTTTGAAATTATTTATACAATAACAATACAAGGAGATTAAAAAAATGGCAAATAAGATTAAATACGGTTTAAAGAACGTATATTATGCACTCGCAACAATCGACGGAACGACCGGAGCCGCAACATATGCAGATCCGACAAGAATTCCCGGAGCCGTTTCGTTATCAATGGAACCATCCGGCGAAAGTAATTCATTTTTTGCGGATAATATTGCATATGCAACATTTGGCGCAAATGCCGGGTATGAAGGTGAACTCGAAGTCGCTATGTTGCCGGATGAATTCCGCGTTTCTGTTTTAGGTGAAACAGTTGACACCGCTTCAAAGATCCAGGTTGAGACAACGGATGCAACAACAAAACCGTTCGCGCTTTTATTTCAGTTTGAAGGCGACAATTCATCAGTTAAGCACGTTTTTTATAATTGCACCGCTACAAGAACAAATGTTGAAGGCGAAACAACAGAGGATTCTATTTCAGTAAAGACCGAAACATTAAAGTTGACCGCTAGCGCTATTTATAACGCAAAACTTGACAAAGATATCGTCAAGGGTAAGATTTCGGATAGTTCAGAGACCGCTTATACAAATTGGTTTACTGCAGTTCAGCAGCCGACAGTTTAATTTTATAACAAACGGAAGGAGATAAAAATATGTTCGGTACAATAGAATTAAACGGACGCCAGGTCGAATTATCCGCAAACGCGGCGACGGCGTTTCGTATGAAGCAGATTTTCGACGTCGATCTCATGAAAGTATTTATGAATGTCGAAAGTGATGGCGGAGCAGAAACGGCCGCAATATTGCCGCAATTAACATATGTCATGAATTGCCAGGCAAAAAAAGAAGATATGAACAAATTAAATTTTGAGACTTTTTTGTTGTGGTGCGAAGATTTTGACGCGTTTGAGATCACTTCAAAAGCCCAGGACATAATTGATTTATATCTTGGAAACATGAAAACAACATCAACGTCAAAAAAAAAGTAAGAGCGACGACGCGTGAAATGTCCGTCGCTATTTTTATGCTCCGTTGTTTTCAAATGGGAATCCATATCGACGAATTAGATGATATGGATTCCGGTTTGATTATGGATATGATAACAGAATCCGGAAATGATAATTGCGAATATCCGGAAATCGCAACGCAAGACGATTTTGAAAGGTTTTAAGCATGGCAAAAGTAAGAGGAATAACAATCGAATTAAACGGCGACGCGTCCGGATTTGAGAAATCATTAAAAGATGTTAATTCGTCCATTTCGGAAACAAAAAAATCATTAAAAGATATAGACAAATTATTAAAATTAGATCCGACAAATATCGAATTGTTGACACAAAAACAATCGAATTTGCAAGCGGCAATAACGGCAACCTCGACAAAACTTGATGTATTGAGAAGTGCGGCAGAACACGCAAATGAAGCACTTGCGCAAGGTGAAATGTCGCAAACGCAATATGACGCGTTGCAGAGAGAAATTATTTCGACAGAAGGTAATTTGAAACGTTTAGAGAAACAAGCGACAGAAACTAACGCAGCGCTTGGAAGTGCAAAAGCAGACGCGTCGAGTTTGGCGTCGTTTGCGGGCGCGTGTGATTCAGTTGCCGCAGCATTGCAGCCAATCGCGGCAATTGCCGGAGTAGCGGCTGCCGGAATTATTGGCCTGGCAACAAGCGCGGCAGCGTCGGCGGATGATCTAATGACAATGTCGCAGCAAACCGGAATGTCAACGGATGCCCTTCAAGCGTTTCAACAAGCCGCGAATTCAATAGACGTTGATTTTAATACGGTCATTTCGGCCGTAACAAAAATGAAAAAGAATATTGATTCAAGCGCGGATTCATTCGCCAAAATTGGAGTTAATGTTAAAACGGCGAATGGTGATTTGAAATCAACAGAGCAAATCTTTTTTGAATGCGTGTCGGCATTAGGACAGATTAATAATGAAACAGAACGCGATGTTGCTTCAATGAAAATATTCGGCAGCAAAGCGAATGAATTGGCCGGATTAATTGACGACGGCGGCGCAGCATTTGCGCGTATGACTGTTCAAGCGAGCAAAATGGGAACATTGATTCCGGAATCGACATTGTCTGCAGCGGCTCAATTTAATACCGCACTCGATAATATAAAAGATTCATTGTCGGCGGCATTTTCCGCAGCCGGATCAAATGTTGCCGCGTCTCTAGCGGGAACGATGGAAATATTAGCAGCAGCCGCCGAAAAAGTCGCGGAATTTATTGCAAAGATCCCCGCGCCGGTATTGATATCCGTTGTTGTGTTTGCTGCATTAGTTGCCGGCGCATTGTCGGTTGTTGTTGCGCTCGGAAATGTTGCGCGCGCTATATTGGCAATACAACAAGTTGCTCCCATTTTAGCGGCCACAATTACGGGAACAATTATTCCGGCAATCAAATCATTCGGAGTCGCGTTAGCGTCACTTGCAGCGAATCCAATGGTTCTTGAAATATTGGCCGTAGTTGCCGTATTGGCATTATTAGCGGCCGCAATATATGGAGTTGTATCGAATTTTGATTCTATCCAAGCGTGTTTCAATAAAACACAAGCATCCGCAAGTGGAGCAAGTGCGGCATTAAATAATGTTAGCAACACAATGAACGAAACGGCAAGCAGCGCGGGAAATATGGCCTCGGAAATTTCCGAAGGGACGGAAGCAATGGCGGCAAATGCGCAAAAAGGATCTAATCTTTTTTTGAGCGCATTAAATTATATGAAAGAGGACACCGTCAGCGTATTATCTAACATGAAAAGCGTTTTCGAATCAAGCGGCGGCGGAATAACCGGAGCATTCGCGGCGATAGGTGCCGGAATTGCAACCGATTTCGGGAATGGTTTGTCAAAAATAAATTCGATAGCAAACGCGGCGTTTTCAACTATCGGCTCGGCCGTTAGAGGTCCATTAAATTCGGCGTTAAGCGCAATAAAAGAATTCGGAAGTAATGCAAAGGACGCATTGGTCAATGGAATAAAAAATGCTTCAAACGGATTTTTTGGAGTGATAAATTCATTTCCCGATAAATTGCGCTCGGCGTTGGCGTCATTTCGTGACGCGTTGGTTGATAGCGTATCGAAACCGTTTGAGGAATTAATACAAAAGGCGTCAAAATGGGGATCCGATTTAATGGATTTATTTTCCGACGGTATAACAAGCAATTCCGGAAAAGCCACATCCGCGGCGAGAAATGTTGCGAATAATGTCAAGGATTATTTAGGATTTTCGGAACCGGATAAAGGTCCGTTGTCTAATTTCCATACATTCGCGCCGGACATGATTGATTTGTGGGTAAAAGGCGTCAAAGATAATATGTATAAAGTTACAGATATCACAAATTCGTTAGCAGAAACAATGGTTCCAAACAATACAATAACCGGTCAAACAAACGCAACGGCCGGATCCACAAATTCAAGCATAAATTATTTAACGGAAATGTTATCAAATCAATTAAATAGAAACACAAACGTTAATGTCATTCTTGAAGGTGATGCGCAAGGAGTTTTCAAATTGGTTAGACAAGAAAATATAAAAATGATCCAATCGACCGGATATCATGCGTTAGCATAAGGAGTATATATGACCATATTAAATATTAACGGGACTGATTTTAGCGGCAACGTTGAAGTCGGTTCCTATAAAGTAAATACAAATGACGTGTTCTCAAGTTGGACAGACGCAAACGGTGCAAACCATAGGCAGATCACAAGGCAGCAAATAAGCGGATCATTTAAAATGGGATTCCGTTCAATGGAGGATTATTCCGAGTTTATTAACAAAGCATTTACGACACGCGATTCCGAGGGATGGGTGCCATGTTATTTATACGTTAATAATTTAAATACTAGCAAATCTTGCAAAATGTATATTTCATTTACTCCGGAACTCGGAAAAAATGGAACTAGAAATTTTGTCAAAATGTTTGACGTAACGGTCCAGGAGAAATAATCATGATAACAATTCCTAGTGAAGTCAAAAATTTAATATTAAAAGATGGAACGCGCAAAAACATAAGGATTTCATTTGCAAACGGGGGTTATGATGATATAACAAACGATTCGATTGTTATGAATTCCGTTTCATTGAAAGAATCTATATGTTCACAAAATAGTTTGAAATTCGGGGTTTGTGAGGCATCAACGTTTGAATGTATAGTCGTAAACGTTCCTAACATAAAAAATAAAGTAATAAAAGTACAATTAGAGATTGATTGTTCGGAATTAGGCGAGGAATGGTGTGAAGCAAACGCGCAAACGTCCGAGGATCTTGATTTTCCATTTTATCCAATAAAATACGGAACATTCACAATCAATTCATGTCAAAAACAATCCGACATGAAGAAAAGAAAAATAATTGCATATAGTCGCCAGGACGATTTTTTGACGAAAAATACTGTATGCGGATATGAAAATTTAAAAGAATCAACATCCGGGCCCGCTGCAAGTAATTATAATATTAGTTTATTTAATTTTGTAATGTCTAATCTGAATTGCAGAAAAACGGAACTATTTAACTATACGGAAATTGAATCGAACACATATATATATTCGGAATCTTATACCGACGCATTTGGGACCAATTATACAGTAAATATTTACGCAAAAGCCATTAGTTTTTCAGACGCTACAAATACCAACAAATTATATTATGTTGATGGGCTAGACAATCCATATATTGATTATTATGAGTATAAATTTACAACAGTAGCCCCCGCAATAAAAAAATTTACATTAAATTGCAAAGGGTTAAATTTATTAGTAAAGACTACAAATCATAATGTTCCGAGTCAAATAATATATGATGCCGACAGTTTTTTGCAGAGACATTTTTATCCGTACGCGTCTAATTCGAATTATTACGCTAATTCAAGACAAGAGGATTTTTTTGTCCCGTATTATATACAAATAAAAAATACATACAACGACAGAATAATTGATTCAAAATCGGTAAGAAATCCGAATAATATAAAATTCTATGAGGTAGAGGATCCGTTCGGTTTGAGATATAGTTTTTTGCGCGAACAAACCATTACAACCAACGGCACAACAAAATATATTGTCAATCTTCCGAACAATCCGGATATTGATTTCAGATCAATTACAGACGGAATGTTTGAATTATTAGGTTTGTTTATGAAAACAAATAGAGACGGAACTAGCGAATTATTAATTCCGAGTAAATTTCAAAATTTATATCCGTCAGAAACTTTATTTCCGTCAGAAACTTTATTTCCACAAGGTACCGACGGATATGCGATTCCGTCAACGTATAGATCCGCGTGGTATGACGACGAATTGAGTTTGCCGTATGGAAGACTTCAATTAGATTTTATACTTGATGACGACGAAAAAAAGCATAACTATATTAAGGATCTAGTTAATAATTTTAACGAAAATTCATATAA